TGCAAGATGTACCTTGGCATGTTCATCTCCATCTTCACCGCCAACTACCTCGAGTGCGAGACTGTCGGAGGCATCAACTGCTTCTCATCTTCCTGGGGTAAGGTGTACCAGCGCCTGTCCCGCCATCCACACAGCGTCAACAGTGACTTCAAACACTACGACAAGAGTCTCAACACTCCGCTGATGATGGCCGGAATGACCGTCGTCGACGGAGTCAAGAAAGCCGCTAGAGGCGCTTTGGAAGGGGAGACCGAAGTGCTTCGCGCAATAGCAACGGATACTGCGGCTCCATATGTCATCGTCGGCAAGGAGCTCATCAACTTGGCGGGAGCCCTCGCTTCCGGGGTGTACATCACATTCTTCCTCAACTGCATGTGCAACTCCATCCTCAACAGGCTCGCCTTCATTCACTGCTATCCCGACCATGATCAGACTCTAGAGTTCATCCTCGAAGAGTTCGAGAAACACGTCGTCTTCTTCGCACTAGGGGACGACAACATGCTCACTGTAAGCGACGAGGCCATTGCTTACTTCAACTTCACTACCATTCAAGCTTTCTACAAGACGATTGGTATGGTCTACACTAACGCCGACAAGACGAACGCGGCGTACATCTCAGTCCCAGTAACCGAGGCGACTATCGGCAAGCGGGCTTTCCGCTTTTGCCCAGAGTACAACTACTACTTTTGCCCGATCGAGAAGGCAACTATCGGTAAGATTCTCTGCGTCGTCTTGGATTCTGGCCCTTTGACGATGAACCAGAAGATGATGGCATGCATCGACGCCGTCGTACCCGAATTCGCTCAATACGGGCGAGCGGAGTACGACCTTTGCATAGATCGGATGAAATCTGTGCTCGCTGAAACGGAGCTGACGTACAAGTTCCCAACCTACGAGTCTCAGGTCAAATCTCAGATTCACAAGGGAATTACCCCTTGGGCCTCATCGGCTACCGAAGAGCCAGTCTTGGATGGGCTGTCTCCTCTCGGATCATTTCATTCCGCTTAGTGGCTGCGTCAAGCTACTTTTTGTCAGATCGCACGAGCCTTTTGGACCTTATGTCCTGCTCCGCAGTACCATGCGATCTTAGTTATATTATCACCATCACTTATGGAATCTATTACAAACAACAACCAAACACCCTCCGTGGACAATACGTCTACAACAACAACATCATCCCTGTCTGAAACTTCTCCTCCCCAGCAGGAGAATGTCGAATTCAGTGGCACCGAAACCCAATACAGCGTGGACTTCGACAGCTCTCCGGATCCTTCCTACCAGGATTTCGAGACTGACGACGCTCCCTTAGCTGGATTCCTGTCTCGCCCCGTTAGTATTTATACTGGAACATGGACCACCTACACTAACTTCCTTACGAAGATCGATCCATGGATTCTTTGGCAGAGTGACTCTAGAGTTGTTCATAAGCTATCCAATTTCCAGTACGCCAATTTTGACATGCGTATCCGCGTAGTCTTGAACGGCACGCCGTTTCATTACGGCAAACTGATGGTCGTCTACATTCCTTACGGGATGACCAATACCGTCGCAAAAGATGCTTATGACCTTCTCGGCTACGCCTCCTCGGGAGCGCGCGAAGCCGGTCTTCAGTATTTTTCAACGTATCCACATGGATTTATCGACCCCTCTATGAGCAACACGCTAGAGATGGATCTTCCGTTCACGTGGCACAACAACGCTATATCTCTCAACGGCACAGCTGCGAATGCCAAAGAGAGTTTGGGCCAACTTTTCCTCGTTGATCTCAATCAGCTGCGCATAGCTACTCCATCAGCCAGCGCGGCTCTCAACTTGCAGATTTTTGCTTGGACAACCAAGTTCCACATGTCCACTCCGACTGAGTTTGTTCCCACGTCGAAGATGAGCACTAAGGACGAGTTTCCTAGCGGCCCAGTTTCAACTGTTGCTAGTTCAGTGGCGAAAGCCGCAGGCATGCTCTCTCGAGTCCCGATTATCGGTCCGTTCGCACGGGCCTCTCAGATCGGGGCGGGAGCTGTCGGCGACATCGCCAAGCTCTTCGGGTTCTCCTCCCCTCCAGGAGTTGATTACCCAGAGCCCGCTCAGTTGCAACTAGCGAGCAGCCTGGCCTTGACAACCGGGCTGTCTTCAGCTTCGTGTCTGTCGCTAGACCCGAAGCAAGAGGTTAACATCGATCCGCGCTCAGTTGGACTGGGCGCGCATGACGATATGGCTTTTGCCAACATAGTAGGAAGAGAGCAATGGATTGCCAAGTCCCTCTGGAAATCAGCTACCGGGCCTTTCACCAATGACCCCAACGTGGCTCCAGTTCTCTTCACTTCCGTGGTTAACCCTACGCAATCTCGCGTAACGGCTGTCTTGTCTGGCAAAACAACCGTCGCGAAAACCAACACGCCGGGTGGTCAGATATCTCAAATGTTTAAGTACTGGAGAGGTTCTATCACCTATCGTGTTGAAGTAGTCTGTTCTAAGATGCACTCAGGCCGCATTAAGTTGCAGTTTGATCCTTACGTCAAAAACAGTGCTAACGTGGTTGCCGACACCAACACTACCGACCTCAACGCGAGGTACACCACTATTCTGGACTTGAGCGAACGACACGAGGTCGAATTCACGATCGACTATGTAAGCCGCCACGCCTACCTAGCAACTCGTCCTGACTTGGTGGCTACTTTCGCCCCTTCAACGGCAACCTCCGTGTCTAACACTATAGCGACAGTGTTTAGGCCGGAATCGGACGTAGGCATTT